GTTTTTATCATTTCCTATACGCTACTGTCAATTCAGAGTATGAAGAAGAGCGAGGTATATCTAAACTCAATGGATTTACAGAAATCACTGGCGGACAAATCAAAACCGATAAGATAACATCAGGGAATGGAGAGCAGTATATTCACCTCTTTGACGACCATATAGAAATCAAAGCCAATCTTAAAATAACAGACGGCAACAAAACCGAGATAAAACAACTTGTAAATCCCGATTTGCTTTCATTAGAGAGTAGGCTAAAGTCAAGTATCAACAATATTCAGGTTGGAGGAAGAAATTTTATATTGCACTCTGCTGATAGTAGGCGAATAAAAGGACATTATGTTGAATATTCTTTATCAAAAACATTAGAAAGAGGAAAGTATATAGCTTCTGTAGATGTTGAATTGATAAATGATGTAGGATTTATTGGAATTATTCCAGCAATCATAGGTCGCAACTCACCATACCCTACTAAAACATTACCAACTCAAGGGAATAAAAGATATATTTTTGAATTAGACATAACAGGAGATGATGTCAATGCAATCACATTATATCCTCAAAAAGGGTTTGCAAGCGAATTTTATGGAATTATGGGGGAAGCAGTGTTTTCTAATTTTAAGTTAGAAAAAGGAAACATCGCAACAGATTGGACTCCTGCTCCTGAGGATTTAGAAAGTCAAATATCAACAGCTAAAACCGCTACAGAAGCATACGCACGAGCACAAGCAGAACTTACCAAAGCACAAGCTATTGCGAATGCCGACGGCAAAATCACAGTGGCAGAGCAAAGGCAAATACAACAACTCCAATTGAAACTCCAAGAAGCTAAAACATTTGCTGAACAAAAGGTAAATGAGTTAAATATTGGGGGGAGAAATTTATTGCGCAATAGTAGTCAAAAAATCACTAACAATAACTATAATATAGCAGCGTACTACTTAACTGAAGATTTAAAAGAAGGTGATATAGTGACTTTAACAATCAAAGGGAATTTAGGATTTGGCAAAACAGCATTTGCTCCATATAATAGTGGAGGGCAAGTAGAATTAGGAGTTTTAGAAGATAAAGGGAATGGTATCTATCAAAACACATTTGTTTGGCGGACAAGAAATCAATATAGTGTTGCAGATAATAAAACTTTATTCATTTGGACTTATAGTAGTAATGTTACCATAGATAGCACTATCGAATGGATTAAACTCGAACGCGGCAACAAAGCCACCGATTGGACACCTGCTCCTGAGGATGTATGGGATACAATGGTTGATTTAGGTATCATTGATAAAAACGCAATGAACCTCACCGAAGCCGAAAAAGCAAATGTTAAGTTTATCAATGGTATGTTTAGCAAAGGTGCTGACTACACCAATGGTACAGATATAGTAAAAAACACAATTACTACTGGTGCTTTAACTGTTGGAAATACATTAGGAGGCAACGCTGGTATTAATGGAGCGGGACTTGATGGCAAATCTATTCGTTTCTTTGCAGGAAAGCCATATTCTCAAAAAGAACAAGCTCCTTTTAGAGTAGATGACAACGGTGAACTATGGGCTACCAATGCCCATATATCAGGACAAGTTAATGCTACGAGTGGACAAATTGGGCAATTTTATATTAATACTGAAGAAAATGAAAAGAGAGGAAGGATATATGCGGGTAGCGCTGATACTTCGGAAATAGAAATAGGAAATAGGGGTATTATAGTTGATAGTCGTAGTTCAAAAAATGGTCTTTTTGCTTCATTTGGGGACTTTAATGCTGCGGTTGGTGTTAATACCTATATTGCACAAAAAATTGAATATACAGATGAAGCTACTAATAGAATAGGCTCTTATATGAAGGTTCGTCCTAAAAAGTATATAAAAAACCGTATACAAGGAATGCCTGATGTAGAAAACGTAACTATTGACAATGCTTTAGCTCAATTTATAGATGGGAATATATCAAGTATTGGAAAGAGGGCTATTTATGATGATGGATATATAGGAGTAGCTGATGTTAATACTATCGTTGATAACATAAAGTATACTCATATGTTTGTATTTACAGGAGTAATTACTGATTTTAGAACTGTATATCTTCCTAATGCACAACAAATAAATCAAATAGTTGGGACAAACAATGCATCCTTTGAACTTACTATTATAATGTCTATCCACGTTGACGGAAGAAGGATTAGGGTGCAGGGTGTTAATGGAGGAGCATTGCTAGATAACAATGGAAATTGGCACGCAGGTAATAACTTTGGATATATGGATATGGCAAAAGGAGATATTTTAAAATTGCGCTACTATAATAGTCATTATTATATGACAGGACATAGAAATTAACAACTCAAAACTTTAAAAATAATGCAAATCATTCAAAAAACAACGCGTATCACCGCACAAGAAGAAGTACAAGGAACAAATGTAATGTACTCTTATGAATTCGAAAAAGAACAAAATCCACAAGCAGTGGCGTTCTCTGTACAGAAAAATATTGAAGCACAAGGAAGCTATCCTTATTTGTCTGGAACAGTAACCGAGCACGATTTCAATATGCAAAACAACAATTTCCAACCATCGGATATTGACTTGATAAAGCATATTCACACCACTTGCACGGCGATCATCAAAGGAGAAAACGCTGAAAAACCAAAAGGAAATGATACGAAAAAATAGATTTCTCGTACCAAAAGGGTATAGGGCAATTACCCTATATCCTTTCATCTTCGTTCGCTACGATAGTGATAAGTACGATAAAGAGCTTATCAATCACGAACGTATCCACTTGCAACAGCAAAAGGAACTACTGGTACTCTTTTTCTATATCTGGTATTTCCTTGATTTTCTTTTCAAGTATCTACGCTATCGCAATTGGGATAAGGCTTACCGCAACATCATATTTGAGAGGGAAGCCTACGCCAACCAAAGCAACCTCGACTACCTCAAAGTAATGGGTATATGGTGGTTTTGGGGACAATAACCAACGACTAATGACTAACAACTAACCGTTAATTAGCAATGACACTACAAGAACTAAACGCCCTCCCTGAAAGCGAGCGTATCACCCAACTCAAGAAATACCCAGCTAAGCGCCCCGATACACAATCGCTTATCAAGGATTGGGATTATACCCAGCACGATGTTTTTGATGAGGAATTACGCCCCAAGCGAAGGGTACTCGTCAAAGAACAAGAAGAAAACAAAGATGGTACTATCAAGTCTCCCGCCCAATTCAGGTGGGAGGACGTCAATCGTATGGCTTTACCCTTAGAGCAGGACATCGTCAATATACATACCGCATTTACAGTAGGTACACCTCCTAAGATCACAGCCAACGCTACCGAAGTTGCTGAACAAGAGCTTATGGAGTTACTTGATGGCATTCATCAAAAGAACAAACTCCCTTATGACAACAAGCGCTTGGTGCGTTCGTGGTTTGCAGAGTGTGAGGTTGCTGAGTATTGGTATGTAAAACCTGCCAAAGAGGACGACCCTAACCCTACCTATAGGCTTAAGTCTATGATTTGGTCGCCTTTCCGTGGGGACACACTCTATCCTTACTATGATGAGTATGGTGATTTGATTGCTTTCTCCCGTGAGTACAACAAAACAGATAGCAAAGGCATACAATCCACCCGCCTTATGGTGGTGGATAACCAAAATGTAACCATCTATAGCAATGGCACCCAAATAGAGCAATACCCACACGGATTTTCCAAAATCCCTGTTATCTATATGAAGAGGGAACGCCCATTGTGTGATAAGATACGTACCCTCCGTAATCGCTTGGAAATGCTGTTATCCAACTTTGCCGATTGCCTTGATTACAATTTCTATCCGAAAATGGTTGCTTCAGGTGAAGTCGTAGGCGTACGCAATAAGGGAATGACAAGTGAGATAATCCAACTCGAAAACGATGCTCAAGTATCCTACCTCACTTGGCAGCAGTCCCCAGACATGGCTAAGTTAGAGTTTGACAACCTTACCTCTCGTTGTTATGCCCTTACTAACACCCCGCAAATCACCTTTGAAGCCTTGCAGGGTCTCGGAAATACTTTGAGTGGGAAGGCTTTCAAGTTTATGTTTATGGGTACACACATGGCAGTAAGCAACCACGCCGAGACCGTAGAAGAGTTTTTACAGCGTCGTATTAACTTCCTCCTATCAGCCATTGGCAGTCTTATCCCTAAATATGCTCCAGTGGCTAAACGGCTACAAGTTAATATAGAGATTGTCCCTTATATGATAGACAGCCTTACCGAACGTATAGCCGATGCTGTTAGTGCCGTACAAGGAGGAGTAGCCTCGCTCAAGGAGGGAATTATATTGGCAGGTATCACCGACAAGATAGATGAAGAACTCGCCCAAATAGAGAAAGAAAAAGGAAAAGATGTGTTTAGTGACTAACGACAAATGACGAGTAACGAACCCTTAATCACTGAAAAAATATGGACTTAGAACAGTGGAACGAATACCACCAAAACCAAACAGAGAAAGATGTATCCAAGCTCCTACAGTTATTGGACGAGGTGCTTAAAATGGCCGTGCTGTATTATGGTATGCAGGCGTTGAACAAGGGAAGTGATTTATTTACCTTTGCTCTATATCCCGTGCTTAATAAAAAGATAAACAGCCTTTTTGAGCGCTTCCAAAATACCTTTTCTCAAAAGATGAATTTCTATGTAGATAAGCACTACAATATTTCTCATAACAAGTTCAAGGAGGTATTCGATGGCATACAAGGGGCAAACGAATCCTTTAAGCCACTGAGGAAAAAGAATATACAGACAGAAGCCCTTCGCTCTGCCCGTGTATGGAACCTATCTAAGCAGTATCGTACAGAGATAGAAATGGCATTGGATATAGCTATTTCAGAGGGCACACCAGCCAACGAATTAGCCTCCATCCTAAAGAAGTATTTGCGCAATCCTGATAGCCTGTTTCGTCGTTATCGTGATAAAAACGGGGTATTACAGCTATCTAAGAAAGCCAAGGAATACCACAGCGGGCAAGGGGTGTATCGCTCTGCTTACAAGAATGCCGAGCGCCTGGCACGTACTGAAATCAATATCGCCTATCGCAAGGCTGATATAGAGCGCTGGCAGTCTATGGACATGATAGCAGGGTACGAAATCAAGCGGAGCCGACACCCCTACGGTTGTGAGATTTGCGACATGATGAAAGGTATCTATCCCAAAAGCTTTGTATGGGTAGGTAATCACCCTAATTGCCGTTGCTATATGACCCCTATTTTCAAGGCTGACCTAAAAGGGAAAGAGCTTGCCATAAACCCTAAGCTGACAAATTGGATAATCTCCAATGAGGAGAAAATCACAACCGCAAGTAGTGTGCCGATGTTTCTATGGGGAGTAGATGTTCAAAGTGAGGGTATCTCCCAAAAGGTTATACAAGCAATACAACCTTTTAGTAAGAGTACTTATGTAGCCTTTGAACCTTTCTCACCTGTGATTGTTGAGCGTTTGAAGAAGATAAAACACAACGCAGATAAGCAAAAACTACTACAGGAAATCATAGACGATAATAGGGCAAAACTCGTCTTTCAGCACGAGACAAACGGTGCTAAGACTGTTATCTTTGACCTCCATAGAGGTAAAGGAGAAAGCCTAAATAACACCTTAGCAATGGCAAAAGCACTTAACGAGAAAGGAAAATCAGTAGCTCTATTACCTGAGTATGATAAGATTAGTAGTGCCGATGCTATTGTAGAGTTCAAAGAAAAACTAACCATAGCCGATTTTAAGTATCTCAAATCAAAAAAGATAAACACCCTACAAAAAGAATTATATGAAGGCTTTGAGCAAGCGGGTACAATTGTCTTAAAATTAGAGAATGGCAATACTGATTTGTTTGTGCAATCTATTGAGTACCTGAAAAGAAATGAAAAAAAGTTAGGAGATATAACCTTAATTAATAAATATAACAAGGTCATTGAGATAACCGAAAAAGAGCTAAAGAAAGACAAATATAAAAAATTAATAAAAGGGTTTCTATAAAAAAAGACTGCCTTTTTAGACAGTCTTTCTAATAATGTTTTTAAAGGTGAAAGCTCGGCTTAACAACTATCACATGCGTATAGTATCGCATTCCCGCTCTCTGGTGGGATACCCCAAAACTTTAAAGCCATTATTTGTATGGCAAAGGTACAACAATATTTTTAAATAGCAAAAATTTTAACAAAGCCCCTTGTTTGGGGCTTTTTTCATTATGGGGAGGTATCACCTCTCAAATACAAAGAAAAAAACAAAAAAAACACAAAGAAAAAACAAATTATATACAAACTCATATACATCTTATTTTCAACTACTTGCGTACCTTTGCATATAATAATATCGTTTTTTATGTTCAAAGAAAAAATTCTACAATTACTCAAAACTAAGTATAACCACTTAGGGTTGAGCTCGCAAGTGCTTGAGGGAGTGGCGGCTAACTTGAGTTCTTATGTAACAGAAGAAAGCCAAGTAGAACCTGCCACTGCGGGGGCTGAGGCTATGCTTAAGTTATTCCAGTCTTATGCTGATAATCGGGTCAATACTTTCAAGGCTGAAAGTGAGAAGTACAAGAAGGAGGCGGACGATTGGAAGGCAAAAGCAGAGAAAAGCAACGAACCTACTCCAGCTCCATCTGACAATCAGGGCAATGCTGAAATGAATGCAATTATTGAGAAACTCAATACCTTGCAGAATAGCTTTGCCGAGTTCCAAAAAGGCAAAACAGCCGAGAGCCTTAAGGAGCAATTCGTAAGGATAATGAAAGAAAAGAATATCCCAGAAAGCTACTATTCACATTCGCTCGTGGGGCGTGATTTTGCTGATACCTCCGCAGTGGAGACCTTAGCTAATGCTGTGACAGAAGGCTTTGGCAAGCAAGAGCAAGAGCTTTCAGCACGTGGATTTTCTTACTCCAAAGCGCCTGATAAACCTGACGATCCACAGAAAGAGGAGGAGGCTATTGCTAATCTCATTGAACAAGAAACCAAAAAATTAGTGACTAATGAATAACGATAAGCGACTAACGCTATGGGTTCATTAATCATTGACCTTAAACCTTAAACCTTTAAAAAGATGCCAGCAGGAATTAAGTATGACCTTAAGGGTCAGGAGGTAGAGAAAGAACTCTACAACGTAAAATCAGGCTACCGCTTAGCAGGAGGGTTCAATATTGACGATAGCGATATAGATGACGGACAATATATCCCTGTCTTAGCCCCCTTAGCGTTAGATTTTAAGACACGCACAGCCAAAGTATCCAAGTCCGTAAAGGCTGTGGAAGCAATTAATGCCACTACTCTCAAGGTTCAGAAAGGGAGCTTTGCCAAAGTAAATATGCACCTTGGTAATGGCACGAAAGGCGCAACCATTTCAGCCATCGACACTACCAATGCCGATTATGACACTCTTACCTTGTCAGCTACCATTGCTGACGTAAAAGATGGTGATGTCCTCTTCGAGGCTAAAACCGCTAATGGGAAGGAAGTCAAAAACCCAGCTAATTTCCTTAACTATGCAAGGGTGAAGAAGGAAGCAGGGGCAACTATTACCGCTTTGGGTCAGGCGTATGAAATCCAAACCAACAAGCTCTATGTACCTGTATCCGATAAGGATAAGGAAACTCTTGGAGCAAGATTTATGTTTATCTAAAAACCAGTAGAACAATGATTTTAACTTTAGAAAAACTCTTTAACAGCCCTCAAATCATCAGAGCGGTGATTAATAGGGTAATACAGACCACTGCCGATACGGTGGTATGGAAACGTTATTTGGACTTTGAGGAGACCAAAGCACGCCTATTCAAAACCTACATCGGCACCGTTACAGGAGTGGTAATGGGGTCTGTGATTGACAAGAACTCAGGCAAGCCTATCCGTGAGCGCAGAACCCTCGGTAGTGGCACAGGTGAGGTGGCTGACTTGGGGAACTCCTTTCAGTTGGACAACGAGCGCCTTAGTATCATCAAGCAGCTCACGGACAAATACAACCAAGCAGGAGCAGGACAAGCTGCGGTGATGAATGAGATCATCAACTTCTTAGCCGACGATATTCGTCAATGTACACTGGCTCCTCACAAGCGTATGGATTATTTGGTAGGACAACTCATTTCTACCGGTAAAGGAGAGGTTAAGTTAGACGACAACAAGGAAGGAGTCTCTCTTATTGACATGGAATTGCCCGTGATGAAGTTTGACCCTACCTCCGCTGAGAAAACCAAGTTCATCAGCTACTTACAAAAAGTAGTCAATGAAACCCGTACCAAGGTAGGTGTTTTTGCTGCGATGGAAATGACCCGTACCACTTTCAATAAGCGTGTAATTGCCTCTGATGAGTTCAAGGACACCTACAGAATGGTATTAGGTAGCGCACAAATTGGCGTCTCAGGAGGTATTATCACCGAGTCTATGGCAAACCAATTACTCACTGGTATAGGATTACCACCTATTCGTATCGTGGAGGATTATGTAGTGAAAGAGGATGGTACCACCACTAACATCTTTGCTGATGAGCGTATTGCCTTGCTTCCTACTGCCAAACTCGGAAAGATGATGTGGCACGAGCCTTACGAGCTTACTGACCGTGTGCCTAACAAAACCTATACCGTATTGGAAGGCGGGCACTACATCACCACACAGCGTACTGAAGAAGGTCGATTTATCGAGTATGGTTGTGAGTGGATGCCGAGCTTTGCTGCTCCTCAGAGTATGGTTGTGATTAACACATCTAACATGGGTTAAGATGACTAAAAAGGATTATTTCCGTCAAAGGTTTGCCTCATTGGGGCTTTCTCTCACTGAGGCAGACCTTTTAGACTTAGGTATTCCTGATTTGTCAGGTGAAGCCACCGCAGAGGAGCAAAGAAACTTGTATATAGCCTTTATCCGCTTTATTCCACAAATCCTCTTACGTCCCAGTTCTATATCAGAAGGAGGAACCAGCCTCGCAAGGGCAAGCAAAGACGATATAATTGCTTTCTACAGTAATGAGTGTAAGCGGTTAGGTTTCAAGGATGAACTGAGTAAGAAACCTAAAGTCATATTTCGATGATATTAGATAATGGCACATTGCAGGTACAGACCACCACAGGCGGCTGCTTGATAAGGGGTATTCCTCAAGAGGCTACCCTTCAATGGGGTGATCCTATTCCTTGTCACATTGTGGCTAATACCTACAATCAGCGGGGGACTTTCAAAGATAGCACCTTTACCCAAAGCAGCTATACAGTATGGTTTGACTATGGGCTACATATTTTCAATGCAAAAAGGGTACGGCTTATAAGTGGAAAAGGAGAGCAATTAGGGGAATTTGAAGTGCAAAGCATAGAGCATGCCGATTGGGTAGGACGAACTAAAATCATAGTATAATGATAGAAGGAAAGCTAAACATTGCCTTTGATAAAATCAAAGAAAAGTATATCAATGAAGCTACAAATAAATTCATTGAGATTGGCGAACGCTGTATCACTGAAGCCAGAGATAATGGCTCATATACCGATAGAACGGGTCACCTTAGAAGCTCCGTAGGCTATGTGGTGCTATTGGACGGCGTGGTACAATCTCAAGGGAATATAAACAAGCACAACCAAGAACAGATTGAGAAAATCAAAGCTAAATATCCCAAAGGCTTGGTGCTGATTGTGGTGGCAGGAAAGAATTACGCTGCCTATGTAGAAGCAAAAGGTTATAATGTGCTTTCCAGTGCCGAGCTTATGGCTGAAAATATCTTAAAACAACTCTATGGATCATGAAAAAAGGAGGCACACAGATAGAAAAGGATGTCTTTGACACCTTCCAAACCGAGATAGGCGCTTTTGTACGTGGTGGAGTGTATTTGCAAGGCACCCGCCCACACAACTCTTTTGAGGAGGATTGTGTTATAGGTTTTCTCACTGGTCTTGATAAGGATATACAAGAAGGCAAGGTAAATATTAACTTCTATGTACCTAAAATCAATGCAGGAGCACAGAAAAAAATAAAAAACATTGCTCGTATTTTGGAGATAGAAGCCTTTATCTGT